TTCGGGCGGCAGTGACCAGGGCGCAATGCTTGATCTGGGCCTGCGGGCTCATACGAAACAATAAGAGATCACCGGGCAGGACAGCGGCAGCCAGCGGCATGGCGACAAGGTGGCGTCTGGCCGCGCTCAATAGGGGCTCATCTGTACCAAGCTCGGCCCAGTCCGACCGATAGGGCGGGGCGGCCTCTGGCCAGGCGCCATAGATCTGCGCCCAGACACCGCCAACCAGACCCAGACAATCACAGCCCACCCCGATCAGGCTGGCCTGATGTTGATAGGGCGTGCCGATCCAGTCTTGCGCGGCGCAAACAATCTGGGCCCGTGTTACAGGCGGCAGGTTCCCGCTCATGACCGCCGCGATCCGCCCGAATTACGCTCGCCCTCTGCGGGGTAGAGCGACAGGAAGTCATCACCGGGAATATGCGGAAAACCCTGAAAGTTCAGCGCGTTTGAAAACCGCGCCTTACAGGTGGCAAAGGTCTTGTCACAGCCCGCCCGCACAAGACAAGCCTTGCCCACGGCCAGGATTTCAGCCAGGGCCGCCGACGGACTAGACTGTAGAACCAAGACCGCCTTGGTATCGGACTGCACACTATGGGCCGCAATGGTCAGGGCCGGACCGCCCTGGGGTGTGATCAGTCCGCCGGAAAACCAGCCACTCTGAAAACTGTCCAGGCCGCTCAGAACCAGTTTTCGCCCCGTCGCCGAGACAATGAGGCCCTGGCCCGTATAGGTGGGATTGCTAACCGCCACGCCGCAGCGCCCATCCCCCAGATCGGCGTCGCACAAACGCCCATAGGTGCGCCCAACCACCCGGTCCAGCGCCGCAAGCGGTCCTTCAATCTCGGCGGTAAAGCGCGCGCCCTCCCGCGTCAGCCGAGACAGCCGCCCTTGCCAAAGCGGCACGCTTAAGGCCGGAAGGCTCCAATCCACCCGCCTCAGTTCAATCCGAGCATTGTCAAACCGGCCAAGCCGGATATCGGTCTCGCTGATGGCGGCGCTATCCAAGACACCACTGGCCGCCAGGCTACCTGGCGCATAGCCAAGCCCGGTTTCGGCCGCGCCCGCGGTCCAGCCGGTTGCGGCCTGGCAGACCACGCCCTCAAGCACGAGATCGCGGTCATGATCGGTAAAGCCAAGCTTGACCCCATCATTGCGCGTCAAAAGCCAGACATGACAGAGCGTCGCCGAACCGCTTTCAATACGGTCGATCAAGGTTTGAGGCAGGCTGCGCATCCTAGACCTGCACCTCGATCAGGGAGGTGGCGACCAAACGCCCGGCTTCAAACCCCTCCAGCGACACATCCAGCCGGTCCGTATCGAACCGCACCGGCGTGTGAAAACTAAACCCTGCCGTAACCGCTGCCCCTGTCGATGGTGCGGCGTTCAAGGTCATGATCCCGGTCAGGCTATTGACACTAAAGGCCGAGGCCGCCAGTTCCACGCCCGCCACCGCCACGCGCACCGTGCCCGGTACCGGCTTGGTAATCGCCCGATCATAGGTCAGATTGCCCGTGCCATAGCGCTTGATCAGGGCAAAGGTCTTGATCGTCCCATTGCCGGTGCCGATCGGCTGATCAAGCGGTGCCGCAGACTTGGATGGCAGGCAGGATTTGAAATCCGAGAAATCCTTAAATCGAAACGCATAGAGCCGCCCATAACGCGCCTCAAAAAATGCGGTCAGGGCCGCTATGTCATCGAGCGAGCGCACCCCGGCCCCGATAAGGAACCGCCTGCGGCCATGCGCCCAGGGACTGGACCTGCGCTCTGCGCCCGAGGCCAGACTCACAATCTCGGTCCGGCGCTCAACCCCACCGCTGGAGCCAAAAGCCAGCCGCGCGGGTAAGACTACATCATGAAAGGCCATAAGATCGACGCTCCTAGAGTTTGCGCCCGCCAAGCGACACCGCGCGGGCCAGGGCCTGGGCCAGTTGCGCTTCAGACCGGAGCAATCCGCCGTCGGAGGCTGGAAGGGTGATATTAACGGTCATGCCGCCACTGCCGATCTGGTCGATACTGCCACTGACGCTTGGGCGAAAGATTTCCGGGCCACGTTCGCCCACCAGATAGCTGCCGTGCGCTGTGACTGGGCCACCATCGGCCCGCGCGCCCGAAAAGCCACTGGACAGGGCCTGACTTAAGATCTGGCCAAGTCCGCCGCTGCCGCCCGTGCCCGATGTGCGCACCTGAGCATAGGCATTGATCGCCGACAGGACGGCCTGGGCCAGTTCCTGCAAACTGATCTTGCCGTCACTGGCTGCGCGGGTCAGGCTCTTGGCAAGGCTCGCACCGGCCCGGCTAAAGGCTTGATCAATGGTATCGGCCGCGCTTTGGGCCGGAGCCTTGAGCGCACTCAAGGCCGCTGCGGCATCGGCAGCCTGGGCGGAAATGGCATCAAGCCCCGTATTGGCTGAAAAACTGGAGGGGGAACTCATGGGGCCTCGTCGGGATAGAGGGTGCAAAGGGCGTCAAACCGGGCCCTGGGCAGGGCAAGCTCGGCATCGGGCATGGTGGTCAAGGCGCGCCATTCGGCCAGGGACAACCGCCAAAACGCCTCGGGTGTCAGGCCCATCTCTCGTACAGCCAGTCTCAGCAGGCCCGGCCACAGGCTCACGCCTCACCCGCCGCTACAAAAGCCGCCGCAACCGCATTGGCGGCTTGGCGAAAATCGATCGGGGTCTGGTCAAGACGGGCCGCAGCCTCAGCCTCGCCGCCGCCGCGCAACAGGGCCGCCAGGACCAGCAGCAGGTCCTTGGCCGACAACCGGCGTAGGCGCTCGGTCAAGGCCTCCCACCCCTCAAGGCCAAAGGCTGTTTCCAATTCGGCCAGAGCGCCAAGGGTCAAGCACAGACGGCGCGGCTGGCCACCCAGATCCTGAACCACCTCGCCGCGCGCGTGATTAGCGACAATCATCTGATCCTCCGTCAAGCTGCGGTAAAGGTGAGCGGGCCAGCCGATGCCAGGCTGAGGGCAAAGGTAACCTCGCCCTCATGGTCGCCCGCATAGTCGAGCGCGGCGATGAGAAACCGGCCTTCGAGCGTGCCAAAGTCAGGAATGATTAAGCGCCAGTTGCGGGTATCCTGCGAAAAGAAGGCTTCGCGCAGCTGGGCATCGGCGGTGACATCGCGAAAGACCCCAGAGCCCGCCACGGCCGCCGACTTGATTCCAGCCCCGGCCAAGAGCTCGCGCCAACGCCCCGTACTTTCCGAGTCGGTCGTATCCACCGACTTGGCGTTCAAGGACAAGGTCCGAGCCCGCAGACCCGCGACCGTGGTGAAGGTCTCAGGACTGGCACCATCGCCAATCTTGAGCAGAATATCCTTGCCTTTTTGTGCCGCCATCGGGGCCTCCTCTTCGTCAGGAATTTGTGGGTTCGGTAACGGCCCGCAGGCGCAGGACGCCGTAGGTGGAGCGCCAATCTGCGGCCCGAAACACATCGCCAAACGTGACGCGCAGATTGATCAGGCGGTGATCTTCAAGGCTCAAGGCCGCGCCATGCAGGGCAGCCCGCACTAGGCTCAAGACGGTCTTGACCTCTTCTGTGCCCCCTGAGACCGAGGCAATAGTCAGGCTGATCGCGTGTTCGGTGGCTTCGGCGCTGACCGGTTCGACCAGACCGCCATAGGGCCGGGTCTGGCTGGTGCCCAGGGTTACAAACGGATAGACCGGCTCGGGCGGCGGTTCGTCATAGACCCTTGGCGGATTGCCCAGCAGGGGCTGCAAACTGGTCTGGGCGGCAAGCTTGGCCAAGATCGCCATCTGCAAAGCGCTGTCAGGATCGCGGCTCATGTCAGGTCACTTTCCAAGGTCAGGGTCATATAGCCGCGCCGGGGTTGGTCACGATCAACCGCCCTCACCCACCAGTTTCGGCCACTAAAGGCGCAGCGCTGGCCGACCGCTGCACTGGCCAGATCACGCGCCTGAGCCCTTAAGGTTTGGCGGCGAACCGGCTTTTGATCAGCCGTGGCGACCGTGTCGGTGCTGGTGGGCGACAGGCTGACCCAGACGGTGGCAAAGGCGGTCCAGGTCCGCGTCCGCCCGCCCGTGGGGGTTACGGCCTCGCTAACACTGGACAGCACAGCCCGGCGATTGAGCGACCCGATCACAGCCGCACCCGCCGATACGGGGCGAGCCATGGCTCGACCAGGCCTAGAGGGGCATTGGCCTCGTCACGGTTCTCATAACCATGTGCGACCAGGGCCAGCAGCGCCTGACGCAGCGGCTCGGGCACATCGGCTGACGCCTCGCCAAACCCGCAGCGATAATCGATTTGCAGGCCGCCTGTAGCAATGCCAGCCTCTGGCAGACCCGCGGCCAAGGGCGCGACCAGACCCGGCCGCGTGCCAATCCTGGCTCGATAAAGATCTGAGTTCAGGAGCAGATAGGTGCCCGTAGAGTCGGCCACACGGATCGCCACCACCGACAAAAGCGGACCCATACGCAGGCGAATGGCACTCGATTTCAGACGCCTTGGTCCCCAGCGATCAAAGGTTTCGCGATAGTTTGCCGCGATCAGGCCAAGGCCCAAAGCGCGCTCGATCCTTTGGCGAGCGGCGCTGATCAGGCGGCTGATCAAGGCATCTTCGGCGGTGTCGGTGACACGCAGAACCGCCTTGGCCTCGGCCAGGCTTACAGGCTCGCTCACGGGCTGGGTCAGGATTTGCAAGGTCATAGCGATCAGGCCCAATACAAAAGGCAAAAAGGCCCCCTCCCCGCCAAGCGCAGTCCAATTAGGCCCGCAATCTGGCGGGGAGAGGGAGGGGGGAGATTGAGGGTTTGCCTAGGTGGCAGAGAATTTCAGCAGCTTGATCGCATCGAAATTCTGGATGCCGCCGCCGACCCGCTTGGTGGTATAGAACAAGACATTGGGCTTGGCCGAATAGGGATCGCGCAAGACCCTCACCCCTGCCCGGTCAACAATGAGATAGCCGCGCTTAAAGTCGCCAAACGCAATCGAATGCGAATTGGCCGCGACATCGGGCATGGTCTCAATCTCGGTGACCGGATAGCCCAGCAAGGTCGCCGATGCCCCAGGCTGCAAGGCTGCATTCCAGATGTAATTGCCGGTATTGTCCTTGAACTTGCGCACCGCCGAGACCGTCTTGCGGTTCATGACAAAGCGCCCGCCCGCCCGATACTGGACCCTTGGCGTATAGATCAGGTCGATCAGCTTGTCGGTCGGATTGACCGGTGGAAAGCCACCGATAACGCCTGTCGCCAGATAGCCAAGCTGGCCCCAGGTCTGGTTTGCATCGGCAGCAATCGTATAGCCAAGCAAGCCCTTGGGCTTATTAACTCCGTCACCATTGATAAAGGCGCTGGTTTCCTGTGCGGCAAAGGCGTCATCAATCTCTGCCGCCAGCCAGTCATCCATATTGATCAGGGCATCATCCAGCAGGGACTGGGTCGCAGCCGGCGCGGCATAAAGATCAAAGGCTGGAAAATCGATGATATCCAACGTCGGGGCCGTGGTTTCCGGCCGAGCTGCGGTTTCGGCTATCCAGCTTGCGCCAATACCGGCGGTCGAGACGGGCTTGCGATAAACCCCCGCGCCCATAACCTGAATCTGGCAGATATCGCGCATCAGGCTGGAAACGCTTAATCGGCGCAGAATCTGGGCCTCCAGCTCGGGCAGGGTCAGGAAACCGCCGGACGCATTGACGCTTTCAGACAGACCCTTGGCCTCGATCAGACCGGGCAGGACCTGGCCGGTCTTGAGATAGGCATTCCACGCCGCCTTGCGCTCATCGGGTTCGGCCAGGCGCGGGGCAGGATCAAGCACCGGGCGGCGCGGCGCGGCAAGGCTTCGATCATAACGGGCCTGGGCGCGGCTAAGGTCGGCATCAATGCGCGCGGTTTTTTCTTCCAGCAGAACATCGGCCTGCTTGGCCTCTATCGCGGCGAGGCGGGCATTATTCGAGGCCTTATAGCTTTCCAGTACGGCCATAACCTCGTGCAAGGCGGCGCGGGTTTCGGGCGACGGGGCCGCCTGTTTGGTTTCGGTGGTCATGAATACTCCTTTGGGCTGAACAATGGCGAAGGCGGCCTTAGGCAGCCTGGTCTTCGAGGACCCGAAAGCTCGAAATTCGGGCCTGGGGAAGCATCGGAAAGGTCACAAGCGACACTTCCCAAAGATCGATGCGGGTCAGGACGCGCAAACGCCCGGACTCATCGGGGCGGGCAGCCTGGGTGCGAAACCCGATGGATAGGCCATCCAGGGCTGCGGCCTTGATCAGGGCCGAACACAGGCGCGCTTCAGGGCAAAGATCGAGAATGCGGCCGCGCACAAACAGGCCGGTTTGATCCTCAAACACCTGGTCCCAGACCCCGATGGGTTGACGCGTATCGTGCTGATAGAGCATGCGCACGCCGGTCGGTCCGGTGCGGATCAGGCTGTCTGCGAACGCACCAGCGGCGGCAATATCGTCGTTGAGATCGGCCTTCCAAAACAAGGAGGCATAGCCCTCGATCGCTAATTGGCCCATGGACTGGCCTCCCCGCGATCAAGCTTGTGCTCCATCCGCTCCAGGGTGGCGCGGGCGGCAAGGACCTGTTCTTCGAGCCGCGCAAGACGCTCGGCAACATTGGACTGGCGCTCCAGCCTCTGCTCGATCACCTCTATTCGCGTGGCCTGGCGTCCTGCCCAGATCAAGACTCCGCCGGCCTGAAGCACCACAGCCAAAAGGACCCCCACCGTGACCTGACGATCAAATCGCCAGAAACGGTCTGTGTGCTGATCATCCGCCATTGGGGCCCCCATCACCAAGGCCAGCCATCCGGCGACGCTCTTGCAAGGTTAGGAAACTGGCCGCTTCCAGCCGGGCCCACAGGGCCTCGCGCTCGGGGGCCAGGGCTGGCACAGCGTCCAGATCACAAGCAATCCTAACCGCGCCAAACCGCAGGCCGAGCCAACCGCTCAGGGCACGGGCTGTGCGCTCGGCAAGCGGCACCACGGTATGGCGCCAGAAGGCGGCATTGGCTTCTTTGAAATTGGCATAGCTATTGTCGCCGGGTATGCCGAGCAAAGGCGGTGGCACGCCAAAGGCCAGTGCAATCTCGCGCGCAGCCGCGTGTTTGCCTGCGATAAAGTCCAGATCCGCCGGGCTAAGCGACATCGGCTTCCAGTCTAGCCCGCCTTCGAGCAAGAGGGGTCTGCCCGCCGCCATGGCCCCCGTATGCGCCTCGGTCAGCTCGGCCTTGAGCCGCTCGAACTGTTCCTCAGACAGGCGCTCCGATGTCTCGCCGCCGCCATAGACCAGCGCGCCTGACGGACGCGCGGCATTGTCGAGCAAGGCCTTGTTCCAGGCCCCCGACGCATTATGAACATCGACGGCAAAGGCAGCCGCCTCAAGCGGCGAAAAGCCATAATGATCATCGGCGGGGTGATAGAGCTTTAGGTGCAGGACCGGCATCCAGCCATCAAGGCCCCGCACCAGCTGCACGGTTTGCGCGCCCACCGTATAGGCATAGGCCTGGGGCCATCCGCGCGCACCGGGTATTACCTGCATCCGATCAGGGCGCAGAGCATAAAGCTCGACCGGCACGCCGTCCTCGTCCTCGGCGGCTTCGAGATAGGCATTGCCCGCCGTTTGCAGACCGCCGAAAAAGGCTTCCATCAGGTCGGCCCGGCCCTGTTCGGGATTGGGGTGCTCTAGGAGCTGCATCAAGGGGTGGTCGGCGCTGCGGCGGCCGTGTTCAAACACCACAAGCGGCACAGAGGCCGCCGCCTCGGCAATCATGCGCACACAGCGATAGGCGACCGGATTGCGCGCAAAGCCTTCACGGGCCAAGGCCTCGAAATTGCGCGGCGTCCATTGCGGACGGCCCGCCATGGTCAAGGCGATCAGACGCTGGGCGCGGCTGTCCTTGATTTCGGGCGCAGGAGGCTGGCCGCGCCCGCGAGCGCGTGAAAAAAGTCCCATCATCTTGTCCTTTGTAAGCTAGCCGCGCCTAGAGCACCGACAGCCGGGGCGCGCCGCCGCGCCGGTTCAACAAAAGCTCGCTCAAGGCCCAGACCAGGGCATCGGCCCGGTCAGGGCTGTGGTCCAAACCCTCGGTGCCGAGGGCCAGCAATTCCTCTTCCAGCGCCGGAAAAGCACCGCAATGGGTGATGCGCCCCTGTTCGTACAGGGCCGCCACCGGCTCGGCTCGCGCGCGCTTGCCAAGCCTGGCATGCACCAGCCGCACCGGTACATCACACCCGGCCATGGCCAGCACAGTGCGCACCATGTCGCCGCCCTGATTGGCCTCGGCCACCACATAGGCCGCGCCAAAGTCCCGCGCCGCCTGGGCTGCACGTCC